TCTAAAAGCACCATCTGTTTTATTAACACCTTCAAGTACGATTTGTTCTCTTATTGGCATCGGCCCTATCCTTTTCTGCTTTAATTTTTAAGAAAGCAAACCAACCTCTAACTTCTGTGAGGGACATATTAAACACGGTATCCAAAGGAACCTTCAAATAGTCCGCGAGTGAGAAGATCGAATATAACTCCCCGTCCCGTCTTAGTTTCCCTCAACATTCGCCAACGGTTCGCTGGCATTATTGAGTTTCGTTGCCACCCTAATCAAAACTTTTGGATCAGCTTCATTTAGTAAAGTGGCTCTATCTGTTTCTTTGAACAATCTATCACCATTTTTATCTAATGCTTTCAACACAATAGATTCTACTAATGCTTCCGCAGTCTTACCTTGAGCAGTTAGAGCCATTATTTTACTTTCAGTTCTCATTGAAGATGTTGTTCTGTAATAAACGGTTGATTTCCATTCATTCACCTTCATTGATAACATTTTTCCAGCAACTTGTTCTTGAAAATGTGCTGTCGCATTTTCTAATACCGATTTAGTCATCGTCCTAATCTCCTATTCTTAATTTGTCCAGTGATTGTCCTCACTGTGGGTTTTACTATGCCTCGAGGTGCTTGTCTTGAACGACCTTTTTCAAGTTGTTCTATGTAAGGAACTGAGTTCTGCACCTCAAACATACCAGGTCCTTGTTTCGTGGTCCAACTATTTCTAGCTCGACCTGATCTAATAGGTGTGTTAGCCTTAGCAGTCGTAAGTGTCTTCCTAGCAACATCAGAGATAAGTTTATCAACTGATCTTTCTAGCTCACTTATGTCTAGCTTCCCAGCTAGTCTGGCCTTCAGCATAACACTAACCTATTATAACTGGGTCAATGTTAAAGCACCAGTACCTTGTGCGGCAAAACTAGCTTCTACCATACCATCCAATGATGATGTGATTGAGAAACTTGTTATGATGCATTCACCGTTGAATTTAGTGTTAGCAGGTGTTTCACCTGTGCCATCTCCTGAAGGATATACTTCAAAAGTAGCCGTAGTCGCATCACCTGTTTTTGATACTAATTCATCAAGTTTTGATTGCACCGTGTCAGCACCGTCAAAATACATATCGCCTGATATAGTAAAAGTTGACATACCAGGTAGGTATGTTCTAACGTTGCCATTGCCCATTACGGAATTTTCCACCGTGTCTTGTGTTTGTTCGATGGTGAAGTTTCTTAAGTTGCCAACTGCTGTTGATGCCAATGCTTGATTACCACCAGTTGATTGATCATAGTCAGTGTCAGCAAACTTGATTTGTCCATCGTGTCCTGTAAATGTTGCCATTATTCATTCTCCTTTGATTGTTCAATAGTCCCAAGATCAATATTAATGGTTTCACTGTAATCGTGATTGTCAGGATCATCAAATGAATCCGTTTTTACTTCTGCTTCAGCTTTGATCTTGGCTTTTTTAGCCTTTGCAGTAGTTTTTTTAGATGGTTTAGCTGGTGCTGAATTTGTCCAACTCCAACCCTCAGTTTCAACCATCTTACTCGCCTGTGTAAAACCACAAGCAAATTCTTTTCCGTCTTTGTATATAATTCTTTGTCCCATATTAATTGGTTCCTCTCGTGTATTTATATTGTACACTATAAGTTATCGTTGCTTGACCTACTGGGAATGTGGTTCCATCATCGACTGTGACACCAGTTATTTCACTGTGTAGGGCCTTTGAGTTCCTTGCTGTGTCTTCTTCAAGCTTCTCACATATGGCTTCTATGATCTCATTCCTTTTAGTGTCAACATTATTGTTGATAGATGTGGCCGAACTGTCAGCCTGTACTGATGCCACTATCTGATAGTTGATGACACCCTGTCTCAAACCATTTTGTGTAAAGTCTTCTCTATCTTCATCTGTTGTTCTAACAAATATTGCTGGGAATTGTGTTGCCGCCAAGTCACTTACCGTGAAAGGGTTCCTTGTGACCAATACTACATTTGGTGATGTAATATTTGATAGTTTTTGTACTATATCTAAAGCAATATCTTCTCTTACACTCATTATCTAACCAATCTATTGTAGTGTGCCGTTTGTTTTTCTGTTTCTTCAACGGTACCATCACCATCGAAGTCATATTCCACACCATCACCTAATATTAGGTCAAATTCTTCTCTGAACTTGCTCTTGTAGAATGCTATCATCTGGAAGAATCTGTCGTCATCTCCCTGATGCTGTGTCAATCTCGGTAGGATGTAGTATGCCAACACGTGATATACAGCACCTCTCTTGAATTGTGTGGCTGTTAATTTTGTTGTGTCCATTTCTAAACCAGCATTTGAAAAGTATTTGCTAGTTCCGTAATTTCTTGATACTCTAGGCCACCATTCAATTCTCAATAGTCTTTGAATATCAGCCGTAGTCTTAGTGTGATCAGCTGTGAAATCAATCACACCGTAATCTTTTATTCTTGGTTCATATTCAAGAACATCTGAATCAGTTGCATAGTTGCTCATTGGTATCTCCTTTTGTTATATTGGGGTGATGTTGCCACCACCCCAAAATATTTGTTGTTTCTTTATCCAAATTATGATTGGATTGAAGAATCAAACTCTAGTTCAACACCATAAGTGTCGTGTATTTCTGCTACACCATAAGTTGCTACACCAACAAGTTCTGTTGCTCTAGCACTCGCATCTCTTTGAGTTTCGATTTTAATATCTGAACTCATTGCGATCGCGATAGCATCTTTGTGGAATACAGCACCTTTGTAATCACCAGTTGTACCTGGGAAATTACCAGATGAGTCTGCCATATTTGATGTTTCGTACACAGGAACACCTGCTAACATACCTACATAGCCAGTTCTTAATGCTTCATTACCAACATCACTAGCCGGAGCCGCAAATGTTGATGTGATAGTTGATTTAAGATCATAAGCCACTAATGGGTGTAATACCAATGCTAAATCTGAGCTTGGTACACCGTTAGCTCTTAGTTTTGCAACTGCTTCGAATACTAATGCCGCCGTAGCCGCCGTTGTAGCCGAACCAACTGTTGTGCCAAATCCGCCAAACAATGCTGTCAAATCTCTGTCGATTTTTGTTGCGATTGCTTCACCAAATAATCTTCCTACGTCAGCGATAACATTTGATGGTGAGTGATTCAATGATAAGTCTGATACGTTAGTCATTAAACCAACTTCTGCCAAAGTGATGTCTGCTTTTGAAGTTGAGATTGCTGATGGTGTTAAGTCATCTGCTTCTGTTAAAGTTGTTGCTGTTTGTGTTGGGTAGATTGGTACTTGTAATACTTTACCAGTGTTTGCTGGTACTGTGAAGTTCTTTACAAGGCCTCTCATAATAGATTTCTCTGCCGCTACGAATTGTGCTTCTGCTACGATCGGAGCAATCAGATCATCTAATGTACTTGTAGTCGATACGATTTCGCCTGCCATTTTTAGTTTCTCCTTTAAAAAGTTTTATAATTTAAGATATGCTGTTAGTCTTACGATATAGGGCATAGGCCTTTCTATCTTCAGGTTTTGACATATCCAGTTTCGTTATATCCAACTTTTCACTGCTCCCAGCTTCGCCAATTTTACTCGTAGTGCCTGCACCTGATGGTGAAGCGGCTACAAAATGTGGATTAGCCGTTAAAAATTCTTGTGTCAAATCTTCTACGGTATAATGATTACCATCATCCCTGTATCTCGTTTGACCAGTTTTAGGATCAACAATCTCTACATCGCCAGTTTCATTAAGTTTGACTTGGTCCTTGATAAGTGTCGCCACTTGTCCTGGATTTACAGCCTTTAATTTACTAGCAGTATCAAGCAAAGCACCATCTACTCTGATGTTCTTCACCTGTGTCATCAATTGATTGATTTGGGCATCTTTCTTCTCCGCTTGTTCTTTAAGCAGTTTCTCAAAGTCACCTTTGGCTTTCAATTGTGATTGTCTTTCCTTTTCTGCCTTTTGAACTAGGTCTTGATATTGGTCCAAGTCAACTCCGTCATACTT